CGCCAACACCATTGCCACCAACAACGACACCGCCCGACAAATTGCCAAGCACAGACTAGCAAGGAGAAAGGATCATGCATAACGCTACGCCCGCCCACACCTCGTTCCGCTCCTACTACTCCGGTGGCTCGCGCTCGGTAATCCACGAGGCCGACGACTCCAAATTCATGCAGGAGATGAAGGGCAATTTCATGAAGGGCGAGTCGCGGGGCGGTGTCGAGAGTCCACAAAACTATGGTTTCACTTCCGTGGTTCATGACGCCGACAAGGGCCAGGACGGGTCTGTCAGTGATGGCGCCGAGGGCTTCGTGCAGTTCATGGGCGGCAATCGCTCGTTTCCGGTGTGCCCCGTGATGGATGACCGGCGGCATCGCCTGTGGGGAATGGAGAAGGGCGACACCGCGATGTATCGCGGCAAGGACGACGGCCAACAGTTTCACATGACGACAGACGGCGGCTTTTGGAGTGCGCAGACCGAAAAGACGGTGCGCATGCAGCTTGTCGATAAGCAGCAGAATCAACAGCAGGGTGGCGGCTCTGGCGGTTCTAGCGGCGGTGGCGCATCTGCGCTCGCTGGAGAGGGCGGCGGTGGCGGCACTGATCCAAGCGGCGGCGGTGGCAGCGGTAGCTCGACCGGCAAGGGCGACGGCACCAGCCAAAGCGGCAAGCAGCAGAAAGGACAGAAGCCGATCTACAAACAAGGCGTGGACAAATCCTACCGCTACGTTGACGTGACCAAGGACGCCACGCGCTTGTCCGGCAAGGAATCCCATCTGATGCTTGAGGACAAGGACAGCTACGTTCATTGCAAGGAAAAGAAAACGTATCTCGGCGGCAATGCCGACAAGCACAAGTTTGCGCGCGTACTCACCGAGGCTGGTGTAGCGCAAAACGTCTACGGCAAAATCGACGGCAGCATGGTGGCGCTCGAACTCGAAACGGAAATGTCGAATGTACTTGAGCGATTCAGGCCACGCTCAAGGCTGATACCGCCCCTCGTGCCTGCGCTCATGCTGCTGCTCGGCATTTCGCTCGGCGCGAACTACGCGCTGATCACAGAGCGCGGGCCGACGATGATCGCGAGCCTTGTGAGCCGCTGAGTGGCCGATGTCCGTCTCGTCCAACAGGGCGAGTTTCCATACCAGACCGAAGTCTCGGTCGATTGGCTTCTTCTGGGCGACGGCACGCTTGACGATTCCGAGGCGCTTGCGACAGCGGTAATCGTCGCGCTCGGAACGGATCGCCTTGCCAGCACCGACGATATCTTGCCCGATCCGGATTCGACGGATCGCCGGGGCTGGTGGGGCGATCTCGACGCGCGGCTTATTTGGCGCGGTGCGTGGCCCATCGGATCGCATCTCTGGCTGCTCTCGCGCGAGAAGATCACCGGCGTCGAAGCGGCGCGCGGTTCGACCCTCGTGCGCATCCAGTTCTACATCCGCGAGGCTCTCCAACCGTTCATCGATCTGCGCATTGCGTCGGGAATGGAAGTCATCGTCCAGCGTGTCGATACGCAGCGCATCACTGCGCTTATACGGCTCTATCGCGGGCCGCTGACCGCAGTCGAACTCGCTTATCAAATCCTCTGGGACGACATCATCGAGGAATAAGGGATGCCATGGCAGACGCCAACGCTCAGCGCAGTACGTAGTCAGGTTCGCGATCTTATACGCGGCTCGTTGCCGGGCGCGGACGCGAACGTTCCGAACAGCGTGCTGCGGGTTCTAAGCGATAATCAAGGCGCGCTTTGTCATTTAGTTTTGCAGTACATCGACTGGCTTGCGCTGCAACTGATGCCAGATACCAGCGAGACAGTGTGGCTCGACCGTCATGCCTTTATCTGGCTCGTCAATGCGGACGGCTCGACCGGTCGCAAACTTGCCACGCCTTCGGTCGGCACCGCCATATTCACCGGGCCGCTAGGTGGCGCGGTCGTGCCGGTGGCGACGCAACTATCCTACGGCGCGACGCTATTCGAGACGCTGACCGATACCATCGTCACCGACCAACCGACGCCAATACCAATCCGCGCGCTTGATCCTGGCGTGGTCGGCAATCTCGATCCCGGCACCTCGCTCACGTTCGTAGCAGCGCCGCCGCCACAGATCGATTCCACCGCTGCCGTCGAGCTTCTGCAAGGTGGCACCGATCAGGAAACCGACGAAGAGCTACGCGCCCGCGTGCTTGAGCGAATTCAGGCCCCTCCGATGGGCGGCGATGCCGAGGACTACGTCCACTGGTCGCTGATGCTGCCGGGCGTCACCCGCGCATGGTGCTACCCGCTCGAAATGGGCATCGGCACCGTGACGGTGCGCTTCATGTGTGACGACCTTCGCGCCGTCGAGAATGACGGCTTCCCGCTGGATGAGGATGTGCAGGCGCTCACCACACATCTCGACCGCATGCGACCTGTCACCGTGAAGGATTTCTTCGTCGTCGCGCCGCTGCGGTTCCCGATCAACTTCAAGATCATCAACCTCGCCACCGACGACGAGGCAACACGCGCGAACATCGAGCAGGCAGTCGAAGCGATGTTCATGGAGCGCGCTTCGCCCGGCCAGGAAATCTATCGGTCGTGGATTTCCGAAGCGATCTCGCAAGCCGGGGGCGTCGATCACTTCGACCTCGAATACGAAAACACCGTGATGCCTTCCAACGGCTACATGCCGATTGTCGGCACAATCTCCTACGGCTGACGGGATAGAGATCAATGAAGTATCAACAGCCATACGGCGTCCTCGACGCAAACGCGCCATACATCAACGGCGACCCTAGCGTCGGTCGCGCTGGCTCAATCCCACCGGCCGCCGCGTTCGAGCAGCCGATGCGCGAACTCGTACAGTGCATCACCGGTTGCGGGTTGACGCCGACCGATACTGACCTCACGCAGCTTTGGCAGGCGTTGCAGATCGCGCCGTGGATTCAGGAATACGGCGTCGATACCGGTTCGGCGAATGTCTATTCCGCTTCAATCACGCCGGTCCCGACCCAGCTTTATGTCGGCATGACAGTTGCAATCAAGATCGGCAACGCCAACACCGGGGCATCGACCCTCAATATCTGTGGGCTTGGCGCGCACGCGATTAAGCGCGCGACCGGTGCTGACATCAACTCTGGCGACCTTCGGTCTGGCCAAATCGCCGCTTTCGTATTCGACGGCGCGTATTGGCAGATGATCAACTTCCTCGGATTCCAATCCGACACGACCGTCAACAATTTCACGCTGAAGATTCCATTTTCGACCGACACCGGAGCGGCCAACGCCATTGTCGGAATTTTCAATCCGCACATCACGCTGCAATCGGCAGGCGATCCATACCTCATCAAGGTGATGAACACGAACACCGGCCCGGTGTCGGTGAAAATGGATGCGCTCCCCGCCGTCCAACTTATCTGGCCTGATCAGAGCCAGCTTGCGGCTGGCGATATCATCACCGGCGGCCTGATCTTCTGCGTGTTCGACGGCACGAAGCTTCAACTTCTCTGCCGCATCAACGGCGGGGGTGGTGGCGGCCCGCCGCCGCCGACGACCGGCGTGCCGGGGACAATCGACCTCTGGCCAACCGATACGCCGCCAGCCGGTGCATACGAGTGCAACGGACAGGCGCTGTCGCGCGTGAATGATGCGCGACTGTTCGGCATCATCGGGACGCGTTACGGATCGCCCGATCCAAACACCTTCAACGTGCCCGATTTCCGGGGACAGTTCATTCGCGGCTGGTCACACGGCAGCGGTGTCGATCCTGACGCGAACACGCGCACGGATCGCGGCGATGGGACGGCGGGCGATCATGTCGGCACCAAGCAGACTGATGCCGTAAGAAGTCACTCCCACGCGGCCATAAGCGGCGGAATGCTCGATCTTGATTTTGGCGGACCAATGGTGGCCGGGCGTCCGACGAATCCAGCGCAGGGCTGGGACACGACGAGCGGGCACGATGTTTCGATGGGGCCGTTCCCCGGCCTTCACGGCCCGCCGTGGGGCGGTGGGGTAGGCACCCAGTTGCAGGTTGGTCAGGGTCAATTCGACTACGTCAACAAGATCACGAACATCAAGGTGAGCGGCAGCGCGCTGGGAACGCAGTCTACCGGCGGAAACGAGACGCGGCCGACCAACATCAACATGATGGCCATCATCTGGCGGTGACGCGATGACGACCCAGCTTCTTTCGATCCCTCGCGTCGATCTGACCATCGAGGTGTTCACCAACGAGGACTGGCTGGACGCGCTCGCGTACTACGATCTCGCCAACAATCCGATTTTGCTCGACGGCATCCATTTTGCGCTCGAAATGCGCCATGCCGTCGAGGAGGTGACCGCGCTCATCAGCATCACCAATAATCCCGACGACGATCAGACCGGCGGCAAGATCGTCATCACCGGCAATCAATTCGCGATCAACGTTCCGCTCTCGAAAATGTCGCGCGTGCCAAAGGGCGATTACGTGTTCGATGCCATAGGCAATGCAGACGGAATGCAGCGCGTCATCATGACGGGGACAATCGCGGTGGTCGAAGGAATCACACGATGACGATCACCCAAATTACAGTCGTCCAGGGCATCGCGCTCCAGCCGGGGCCGCCGGGTCAAGATGGCGCGCAAGGACCGCCGGGCCAGATCGTCGCGCTCGACGTCATGCGCGGCTGGACGACGCTGCAATACTTCGTCCCGAACGATCTCGCCTATGCGGTGAGCGGCACGACCGTGTGGGATACGAAACAGACTCCGAGCGCGCGGTTGACGATGCTGGGCGGCAACTCGGCAATGGGATCGCCGATGAACGTAGTCGAGGGCGCTTACTACGCGCTTCGCATCGTCCAAGACCCCACCACGCCCCGCGTGCTGACATGGCAAACGGGTCCGTATCATTGGCCGGGCGGCGCTGCGAGCGCGGTCGCGCCGTCGAATATTGCTGGCGCAATCGACGTTTTCCATTTCCGTGGCGCTCCGGGGAACGTGCTCGAATTTGTCGGCGCGCAGTTGAACATCAAGGCGTGATCCGGTGTTCCACATTAAGACCGTTATTGGTCCGTTTCCGCGTGGGTGGACAATCCCCAACGCGCTGACACTTGTCGGCGGCTCGCCTGTATTTGGAATGCCGGTGCTGCAGTCGGTCAAGCCCGGATCGTATTCGCAGGCCGTGCCCGGCAACGTCAATTTCCCCTGCCCAAACTACACCACGCTCACGATCACCATTGAGGGCGGGGGCGGCGGCGGCTCGTCGGACGTTGTTGCGACGCCAGCGGGCGCAGGACAGAACTCGTCGTTCGGCACCACGATGGTCGCGACCGGTGGTCTTGCTGGCGTTGGGCCGGTCCCTCCGAATCAAGGTGGCAGCGGCGGCACCGTCACGGCGGGGGGCGGCGGCCTGGGCGGCAACGGCATCATCGGCGGTGCTGGCGGCTCGGCCTCGTTTGCTTCCGGCACCTACAGCTTCGTGGTGCCGACCTATACGACGCTCACAGTCGTTGTGGCCGCAGGCGGCGGTGGCGCGACTGATGGGGCTTTTGTCGGACAGGACGGCGGCCAAAGCACATTCGCATCGGTCGTCGCGAATGGCGGTGGCGGCTGCGATCCTGCGCACCTTCCGTCAGTGCCCGGTGGTGGCAGCGGCGGAACAGTGACGACTGGCGGTGGCGGGGCCGGAAGCCTTACTGGCTCGGCCAACGGCGTTCCCCAGTACAACGGCGCTGCCGGTGGTCGCGTCTCCGCGACGTTTGCAGTGGGCGCTCTGGCTGTCGGAAGTCAACAAGCGGGTGTCGTCGGCTCTGGCGGGTTGGATGGCGGCCGTCCCGTTAAAAATTCCGGCGATGGCTCAGTCGGCATCTCTTGGACGTACACCCCCGCGCAGCCAGCGGCCTATTACTCGGGAAGCGCAGGCGGTCGCGTCACCAAGACTTGGTTGGTAACCGACGTCGGTGCCCCGGTGCCTGGAACGTCCATCATGCTCAATGTTGGCGGCGGCGGCGTAGGTGCCACGACTCCGCTCGGCGGTGTCGCACAATCAGGTGGAAACGGCAGCGCCAATATTTCGTGGTCGTAAGGGAGAAAAGACATGGCAGAAGCAACACCGTTTCCGGCCAAGCCGCCGCCAAATGTCGTGACCGAGAACCCGGATGGCACGCTCATCCACTACGGTGATCATGTGCGCATGAACCGCATGACAATGCCAAAGAACAACGGTCAATTCGCCTGGGTTGTCTACGCGCTGACGCCTGTAACGGACGGCAGTCATCCGACCGAGGGCATCGAAGGGACGACCGAGGAGGCTGTCTGGGTGGCACAGGGAACGGGCGAAGAAGCCGAAGCCCGTGCGCTGTGCAGCCAGCTTTCAGGCATCAAAGAATAAGTCGGCCAAAACCTTCACCACCTTCAAGAAAGCCCCCTCGCGGGGCTTTTTTTATTTGGAGCACTCGCAATGGCAAACGTCGTCGGCGACTATGCGTTGGACAATGGCCTCAACGCGATCAAGACCTACGCGACCCACATCTACCTCTGCACGCAAGACCCGCTGACCTATACCGACGCGACCTCGACCTACGCGCTCGGCAACAAGAATTTCGGAGCGGGCGGGTGCTTCGGCGCACCGGGTGCTGGCTCGCCAAACGGTCGGCAGATCGCCTCGACACCGATCACGGACGGTAGCGTAACCGGAACGGCGACGGCGTCGAAGTGGGCTGCGGTCGATGCCGTCAACTCGCGCCTGCTGGCGAACGGGTCGCTCTCGGCTTCGCAAGCGGTGACGGCGGGCAACACATTCACGCTGGCGAGCTTCCTGATCCGACTGCCGAACCAGTAAAACTCTAGGCGCCAGATGCCGACTGTCAACTACACAACGCCGGGCACCTATACTTTTACCGTCGTAGCTTACACGACGTTAAGTGTCGATGTGAGTGCTCCCGGCGGAGGGTCAAGCTATGACCGCGTTACCAATGGTTCGAGTGGCGGCAATAGCTCGTTTGGCTCAAGCTCCGCAGTCGTTGCCTACGGTGGCACTGGCAATACGAGGACTGGTCAACCAGCCGCTCAAGGTGGCTTTGGAGGTGCAGTCACTGTAGGCGGTGGCGGCGCTGGCAGTAGTAGCGTTTCATCAGGAGGTGGCAGCTTCTATTGGGGCAGTGCAGGAGGTAGGGTCACTCAGACATGGGCGCCAAGCGACGGCGGCGCTCCTGCCGCCTCGGCAAACATCACCGTCGTCGTCGGACAGGCAGGAACCGACGCTGGCGACGGTGTCACGGCTGGCACTGGCTATGTTTCGATCACCTACACGGCGTCTCTCGTCGCCACTCCGCTCTCGACCTCTCTGCTGCTGCACTTCGATGGCCCATATGCACCGGACAGCGCCGGTCGCCACGCGGTCAATCTGCAAAGCGGCGCGACACTCACGTCGGCTCGGTCTAAGATCGGTTCTGGCTCGCTATCGTGCGACGGAACGGCCGCATCTTATGTCGTAACTGACGGTAATGCACCCCACTCTGACTTTGGTTTTGCGCTTGATGACTTCACGATTGAGACGTGGATATGGGTCAACTCGTTTAGGAACGTCGGTTACGACGGCGGCATCTATGATGGCCGCAATGCTGGCGACGCGAACAATCCATATCTCGGCTTCTACTGGAATGGGTCGGCAGAGGTCGTTCAGTATTATACGCAGCAGGGCGCGCACACCATTACCACGACGACTCCAATCCCGGTCAATCAGTGGGTCCACGTCGCGCTCGTCCGCTATCTGCAAGTCTCTCGGGTCTACGTCAACGGCGTGTCGGAGGGCGGCACCTTCGCAGACACCTATTCGTATACCAACACATATGCAACGATCAACTACGGCCCCTGCGCAAACTGCTACATTGACGAGTATCGCATCTCAAGAGGCGCACGCTACACCGCGAACTTCACGCCGTCAGTCGCACCGTTCCCGCCGTACTATTTCGTTCCGCTGGCGCTCGCGCCGTCTGCGGACGGAACGGTTCTCTTGCTTCATCTCGATGGGGCAAATGGATCGACAGCCTATCCCGACGCGACGGCCCGCCATGTAGTTAATCCTGGCGGCTCAGGCGGTGCGCTATCGACCGCACTGTCGAAATTCGGCCCTTCGTCTTTCCATTCCGCAACTCAAAGCGGAATGCTTGTCAACGACGCCAGTGCCGACTTCCTTTTCGATACCAATAATTTCACCATCGACCTTTGGTTCTACCTGACCGCCCTGCCGTCTGTCGTAGGTGGCGATTTCGTATTGTACTGGCCTTATTTGACTGGGTCGGAGGCGAATGTTTCCATCGCAGTCACTGCTGGTGGCAATTTCCTTTACAGCACGAATAGGATTGTGGGAGCGACTGCCGTTACAACGAATGTATGGCACCATGCTGCGCTGGTGCGCTCGGGAGGTACGTTAACTCTATACCTCGATGGCGTGTCTCAAGGCAGCATTGCCGATACGAGTAACTATGGTCAGGTCGGTTCAACGAATTACCCACTTTTCTTGACCTACGGCTACCTTGATGAGGTGCGTGTCACCAAGGGTCGCGCGCTGTGGACAGGCAACTTCACTCCACCCACCGCGCCGTACACCCCAACGCCGATGGTTGGCACGGCGGCGCTCGGCCTGCCGGGACTCACGACGGTGGACGGCAACACGGTCCTGCTGCTGCACTGCGAGGGAACGCAGTTCGCAACCACGTTCACCGACTACTCGGGCAAGAACCACGCAGTTACGTCGAACGGCGGCACGCGGGTCAATAATAATACTGGCGCTGCAAGGTTTGGCGGAGGAGGCGCTGAGTTTGGAGGAACGACAGCCTTTTACCTATCGCTCGATAGCGGAGTAGACTTTGCGTTCGGCCTCGGCGACTTCACCATAGAGGCGTGGGTCAATCTGGTGGGATTGCCGTCCACAACGGGCGCGACATTCATCATCTACGATAGCCGCGATGCCGGGGCGACCGTCGCACCGTTCGTTGTGATCGACGGCCCGACGAACAAATTCCAGTTCGGCTACGATGGCGCGATCCCGATCACCGGCACGACCGTAGCCACGACTGGCGTGTGGTACCACGTCGCCGCCGTTCGCGCGGCAGGTGTCACCAAGCTCTACGTCAACGGCGTGCAGGAAGGCCCAATCTACGCCGACCCAAACAACTACGCGGTCGGCGCTGGCGGCTATCCACGCATTGGCGCGTCGGGGCCAGCCTATAGCCCAGGTTGCTTTAACGGCTTCATGGATGAAATTCGCGTCTCGCGGGTTGCCCGCTGGACGACGAACTTCTCGCCACCGACTGCGCCGTACCCGCCGTATCAGTTCTTCGCACAGCCACTCGCACCAGCTTCGCCAGTTCTCGGCAACGCATGGCCGCTGCAGTCTATCGACGCCGCGACCGTCCTGTTGCTCCATTGCGACGGCTTCAACGGCTCGACCGTGGTGCCCGACACGTCAGGGCGCAATCACCCGGTTACGCAAAACGGAAATGCAAAACTTGCAACTGCGCAGGAAAGGTTCGGAAGCTCATCGCTCTCAAATGATGGGACAATAGGCAGCTATCTCACACTTGATGGGAGCAACGACTTTGCCTTTGGGACCGGGGACTTTACGGTTGATCTATGGTTCTTCCCAAATGCATCGGGCACAAATCAAACGATCTATGACAGCCGTCCTAATAGTGT